AAACGCAAGCTGGCCGGCATGTCACCAGTGCCGGGCGTCCCGTCAACTCTAGCAAAAATAGCCGCGCCGGGAACCATTTGAACGCCATCATATCCACGAAAATTTATAGCCCCCAAAGTGTCGTCATTTTGAACAATAGACGGCGATGCTGCGCTGCCTCTTGTTTTATCTATTGTCAGTGACGCTGCTGGCTGTTCTGACGTGCATCGCCTGAGAACAATAGCTCCGTTCGGTGCGCTTGCTGAGTCAGACGTAATCTGTAGCCCACCACTGGCGTTAAAAGCCGCAGTTGCCCCAGAGATAATCTGACCAGAACTGTTGACCACCAACGGCGTTGAGTCAGGGTTGGCAGAGTCTTCGACTACCAGCGCATTGCCAGCGCCCTCTTGAGTGATCCGCAGCGCATCCGTTGAGGTATTGCCAGTGATAACGCTGCCCGCACCGGCAGTAAGCGCCTGCGTTCCAAAGTTGGGATCAACCTTCGTTCCAGCAATCGCCGCATCGCTCTTGATGTCAGCGTTGACGATTTCGCTGACGGTGCGGGCGGAATTCAACTTAGTCGGGGTCACGGTATCCCCAGAGGTGAAGGTGTAATTATATGAGGCCATAGTAGTTATGCTGCTGATCTTGTTTCGGTCGGAGGCAACGACTTGGGCGATGCCTCAATGGATGCCGAGCGGATCTCCGGTCGGCCGTTGGATGTTTCGTAAATGACTTCGGCGCTGTGCGCTTTGTAGCGCACCGGCGCCTTCATGTTGTAATCCTCGGCGCTGGTTGCGCTATTGGTCAGCGTGCCGACCGTTGTCTCGGTGTCAGGGTTGATGGTCTTTATCTTTGTGCTGACACTGGCGCCTACCGGAATGACCACATCGGCGATGGTGCGGAGGAAGCGCTTGGAGTGCATGTCGCCGAAATCGTAGCGGCGGGTCTTGAGGCTGCCGGTAACAGGGTTGCTGCCGACCAAGCTGCTCGCCGCATTGGCGTCCACGGCAGTGTTCTCTTCTTCCAGCAGGTAGAGGTTGCCAGAGCGGGGGATTGAAAAGACGCGGCGCTGGTTGTCGTAGGTGCCGACAAGGATCTGGTTGACCGAGGCGCTACTCGGATAGATGTCGCGGTATTCCCATGTGTCCGTCAGGGCATTCCACGCAATGACGAGCTGGTTGCCGTCGAGCGGTTCTGTGCTGGTCGGGAGCGCAATGAGGTAGCGGTTGGCGTGCCATACGCCGAATGCAGACTTCTCGACGCGGGACTGGACAACTTGGCTGAAGAGGTCGGCGATAGGTTCAGAGAGCGGCTTGGTGTCGCCTCGCACCTTGAGGTCGAGGCGGCTATCGAGGCGGTAGATGCCTGCGTCAGAAAGGAAGAAGACGAAGCTGCCAGCGGTGACAATGGTGTTGCGGGCGCTGCACCCAATCTCGTTGGTGAGGAGCGTGAGCTGCGACACCGGAGTATCCACCGCGAAGTCGCTGCCATCTGTGGAAGACACTTGGCCGAGGGTGGCAAGCCAGATGCTTTTGCGGCAGAAGACGAGGGCTTGCCCTTCGATCCATGGATGCACTGCGACAATGCGGTCATCGCCGCCAACGCCTGCGCGGAAACTGTTCCAAAACGGATCGTAGAGGTCGGCGTCCAGAACGTCCGAGATGCCAACCGTGTTGCGGGTCTTGGCGATCCACATGCGGTTGTTGTGGTAGCTCGCCCAGCCGATGCTCGGCATGCGGGTGTAGGTGACGCCTTCGCTTGGCACACCTGCGGTGGCGCGGACGAAGTTGCCAGCGCCGCCGTCCCAATAGATTGGGGGCTTCACGCGGCGAACCTTGATGCCTGCGGCAGCGTGGGTTGCAGTGCCGCTTGGAACGGTGATGGTGAAAGAGTCGGTGGCGATGCCTGTGATGTCGTATTCGTGGCCGTCGAAGGCGGGCGTTGTGCTGCCTTCAATGCGGACGCGGGCGCCTTCGGGGTAGCCGTGGGCGGTGACGTTAATGGTGGCCGTGGTGGTGCTGACCGTTATGCCGGAAGCGGTTGTGAGCTTTTGCTCCCAGCCGGTGACGGCGCGGTCGGCTTCGCGGAGGATGTAGAGACGGTCAAAGGCTTGGACAACGCTGACGGTGTCTGTGCCTTCGATCTTTTCTGCGGGACTGGTCGGGTAAGTCTTGACCACAGGAGATTGTCCTTGCCGGTAAAGCGTGGCGCTATCCGATCCGGCGAGGACAATGTATTCGTTCGCGTTGTCGTAGTTCTGACTGGCAAAGACTCCGGCCGCGTAAAGCCCGCCCTCGTAGGAGTCGCGGACTTCGGGGCCGTTGTTGGCAACGATGGTGCCGGTGGCCGGTGTCGCGGGGCTGCCGATAACGGTGTAGGTGAACGTGTTGGCGTCCGTCACGGTGACGATGAAGTCGCCGTTGTAATCGGTCTGCACGGCGCCACGGATGTTCACTTGGTCGCCGGTCGTAAAGCCGTGGGCGGTGGCCGTAACGGTCGCCGTGGTCGATGCTCGGGCGATTGAGGTAACGGCCTTGTCGGTGCCGAGGGTAAAGTCGAGGGTCAGCGGGGCGCCGGTTGTGCCGATGGTGTCGGTGAGGCGCTTGCTGCCCTTGCGGGTTTGGGCGACTCCGCGATCCAAGCGCATGTTCACGCTGTCTTGCAGCATGCCTGCCGGAAGCGTGAGCGGGTTTAAGCGGCTGGCGAAGCCGAGGAAACCGGCGTCACCATCGCGCTGCACTGGAGATTCTAATGCCATTAGTTGAGCGCCGCCTTCAGCCTGCTTTTGAACCGCGCTGCGTCGGCGGGAGAGATGTCGTTCTTGCGATTGGGTGCGATCTGCTGGTGGGTCACGACGCGGGACATGGGGATGTGCCAGCGCTTCATCCGGGGCACGATGTATTGGATGGCGCTGTCCATCGCCGCTTCACCGAGCGGGTCTTCGTAGGTGTTTCCATCCCACGCCACGCCGAGGCTGTAGCTGTTGCAGTCTGGAGCGCCTTGCCATGAGCTGATGCCTGCATGCCAGCAGCGGGCCGTGTCGTCGGCGAGGACGGTGCGGTTGCCGTTTCTGGCGATGATGACGTGGTAGGACACTTTGCTGGCGGGGTTCATGCACCAAGAGACGGAGCCGTTATAGCTGCCGCTCGTATGGTGCAGGACGATCATGGCCGGTGTGATGGGGCGTCCGCTTTTGTTCGGGGTGTTGAGACGGCGTTCGTCGTAGGCTTTGCTCGCGGCGGGTGTGGAGACGGTTGTGGATTCTAATGGCAAGCTCGGCGAGGCTGGCGCTGGGCCAGTCGCGGACGGCTTTCCAAATAGTCTCTTGATCCACTTCCACATGCGCTTACTTCGCGTGGCCCTTAGTGCTCGGCGTGACAGTTACCGTTGCCTGTTGCTTAATGAAGTCGTAGCCCACCGTGACGCAACCAGCCGCAAGAGCAGCCCAGCTCGCGGCGAGGATCACACACGCAATGAGTTTTGTGACGCGGGCGGGCATGGAGTCAGAGGCGGGCGTTGTTGTCCTTGGCGACGATCAAGCCCCAACCGGCGAGCAGGCTCGCGGCGATGAGGCCGAGGTCGGGGATGCTGCCGTTGGCGAGGAACTCGCGGCCAGCGGTGCTGAGACTTGCGATGATTGTGAGGACTCCGAGGAGTGATGTTTTCCAGTTTCTCATATTATTTTTGCTTCTGTTTTTTGCGGAGGTCGTGAAGGACCGAAATTAAGGTGACGATGCCGACCGCGAGGCCGACACAAAGCCCGGCGACTCGCAGGGTTGTTTCTAGGTGAGGGAGCATTGAGAAGACGCTTGAGCCGATGCTAGTAACCGTTCCAAGCACACCCTTCTCGGTGGTGCTCATGTTATGATGAAAATACGACAGGCTCATCGTCCGGCTCCTCACTATTTGCGGTAGGCGATGACGGTGCCGCTGTGCAGCTTGATGGCGCTGAAGAAGCCGTCGAGGGTCGTGCCGGCCTTGATCGTGTGGGCGCTGCCTTCGGTGGCGTTGGCGGCGCCGGTGAGGTTGCCGGTGAGCGTGTGGAATTTTGCGTCGGTCATCACGTCGATGCTGACGAACTCACCGCTGACGGTGTCGGTGTTGGCAATAGAGACGGCGCCGGACTGGCGGTTGGTTGTTCTGACGTTAGGGTGCATAGGTTTTTAGTATTGGTTGACGCGGGCGGTCCACATGGAGGGCTGGCCCTGCTGGAAATAGTATTTGTCGCGCTGGGAGATCAGCTCGGACTCGGCCATCTGTTCCATGGCGAGTGCTTTGTCGAGCTGGCCGTCTTCGGTGAGCAGGTCCGAGGTCAGCATAAGGGCGACTGCTTTGGCGATGACGGCGGGCACGGTCGCGGAGAGGTTGCTGGCGCTGTATTCGGTCGGGCGGATGCGGAAGTTGACCCAGACGGTGGTTGGTAGGTCGGTGTCTTCGGGGAAGCGAATGGCATCTCCGAGGAGCGTATAGCCAATGGCGCGGGGCGCGGCGTGGGTTGCAGGGTTGTCTCTTAAAACGCCAAAGACCTCTCCCATGGCGGTCTGGCCGCTCTGCTCGTAGTCGATGTAATAGCCGTTCGTGGCATCGCCCTGAACGGTGCGGCTTTCGACGCGCATAAGCTCAGACCAGTCACTCCACTCCCAGCAGTCGGCGATGCGCTCGTTGGCGGCGGCGACCATCATGGTTCTTGCGCCGGATGGGATGGCGTCGATGGTGCTGGCGTCGTTGCCGACACGTTGCCATGCGCGGAGCAAGATAGACTGTAAGGTGACAGTCCTCATTATTCAGTAGCGGGTGCTTCCTCCGTGAGTTGTTTTTCGATGCTGGTCGCCAGCGGCAGGATCTGCGCGGCGGCATTCAGCCCGCCGGTTTTGACGGCGAGATCAAGGCACTGCATGACGACCTTGGCCTCGGCCTCGGTGAGTGTGACTTGCTTATTCATTGGGCTGCTCCTGCTGGCTGGCCAAGTAGGCTTGGGTCGCGGGAATCGCGGCGAGGACTGCCTCAAACGCGGCGGCGAGTTCGGGAACCGCCTGCATGATTTCGGGACTCAACGGCGCGGTCATCTTTTGGACGAGCGAGCCGTTGGCCAGTTCGCCGTCTGCGGTTGCGGGCAGGAGTTCGACCGTAATGCTGCCGGAATCAGCGGTCGGCTGGATGGCGGACAGACTGTAAACGTGCAGGCGGTCGTAGACCTTGGCGGCTACGGCGGGCGTTTCGATGGGTGTTGGATTCGGTATCATAAATTAGGTGGCGATGAGGCCGAGTGTGCGGAGGCGGGCGAGCAGGTCGTTGAGTCCTGCTTGCGTGCTGGCGGCGTCTGTTGCGTCTGCTACGGCGGCTTGTTGCACTACTGGCGTTGCGCCAAAGAAGCCAAGCAGCGAGGAAGTCGCGCTGCCGATCTTGATGCCGCGCAGGGTTCCTGTGCCGCCTGCTTCGGCGTCGAGGATAAACTCGTTGGAGGCCCAGCGGAAATTCGTCCGCTCGAAGTTGACGTTGTTGGTGCCGCTGACGGTGTTGTAGATGCGGAGATTTTGCGCGTTCGTTCCTCGACGGAGGGCCATCAAGTTGTCGCCATCGGTGTGAATTTGGATTGTTCCTCCCGTGCCCCCCGCGCCCATTTGAAACAAGCGACCACCAAAATCGAATGTGGCGTTGTATTGGCAGCGAAACGCTTCCACCCCGTCACCATGTTGAACAACTAAAGAACCACTGTTAAAATTTGGCCCAACGCGCAATGCCCCAATAACCCGCACAGCACCTGCATCTGAAATTGAAAACCGCGTCACCCCATCCGTCTGAAACTCCAGCGCCCTCGCCGTCCCGCCGCCCGATCCCTTCTCCGTGCCGATGATGGCGACATTGCTTGCCCAAGCCAAACGTAGACGTTCGTGGTTCGTGCTCGAACTATGGGTATTGTATATGTTGAAGGTTTGGGCGTTGGTCGTGTTTTGCAACGCGAGGGTGTTTGCGGCGTCGCGCCATAGGCGTGTGTCCGCTCCAGAAACTGATGTTGGGTTTCCGTTGGAAAAGCCGATGAGTGCGGCTGAATTTACAATAAAACCGCGCAACGTGCCGTCGAATCCTATGGCGGCATTATATTGAGTCGGATTGTCTTGCCGATTAAAGCCCATAACGCCCAAGTTCGGCCTGCCTATACCCGCCTCAAGTGTGCTTGTGCTGTTGATGCGAAGCGTGGTGAAGGTGCCTGCGGCGGGCGTGGTGTCGCCGATGGCTTGGCCTTCGAGCTGGATGCGGCCGGAGGCATCGGGGGCCGTGAGCGTGCGGGTGGTGCCGGTGGTGATGCCGGAGAGTTGGAACTTTAGATTCTTGGTCGCGTCCGTATCGTCGTAGACGAGAAACTCGCTGTCGTTCATCACCGAGGGCAACGTGCCGACAAACTGGTAGTCGGTGTCGCGGGAGGCGCCGACCGTGTTGACACGAATATAAATGCCGCCTTGCTTGTAGGTGCTAAACGGCCAAGTGCCGGAATTGTTTTTCACCAGCCAGCGACTATTGAGCGCGGCGGTAGTGCCGAGCGGCAGGTCAGCGTAGGCGTCTACCTGTCCGGCGAACGGCGCAGCATCGCCTCCTCCGGTGAGGTCGAAGTTGCCGGTAAAAGGATTGAATCCGAAGGCCATTAGGAGCGGGTCACGGTGGCAATCTTGGCGTCATTCGCTGTCGGCGTGCCGCCGACATAGGTGAAGGTGAGCGTGGCGACTGTCTGGCTGCCTTCTTTGTAGACCACCGTGGAGAGATTGTTTGTCGTTGAGACGTAATTCAGCTCGACGGCGTTATGCTGCGGAATGTTGAGACCGGCGATGTTTCTGACTGAGACGTTGGGGTGCATACGTTAGGCGGCGGGTTGTTGCGGCATGCCGAGCTGCTGGTCTTGGGCCAGCTTTTGCAGCGCGGGTTGCGCGCCGGTGCGGCCGATGACGGCGTTTTGCTGTTGTTGGAGCTGGAACTGGAAGGCTTGTGCCCTCGCGTCGATCATGCTGCGGAAGATTTCGTCTTGGGCGTAGCGCTGCTGGACGGCGGGGTTGGACTGAATGATTTGCTGCAAGGTTTGCAGTCTTACTTGCGCGTTTTGGCCGCCTTCTTTCAATGGCGGTTCGGTGCCTGCGGCGATTTTTGCGAAGGCGGTTTGTTCGTCTTCTTGCTCGGCGGCGGTGGCTACTCCGATGTCCTGCACGATGAGGTCGGAGAGGTTTTGATCCAGAGCGGCCATCATGTAGCGGATCAAATTTGCGCGGTCCAAAATCCCGAAGGAGTCCAGCGGCACCAGAGTTTGCGCGACGAACGTCAGCTTGGCCTCGAGGGCGGCGGCGTCCAACGTGCGGGCGTCGAAATCTGCCGTCACGTCGAACTGTCCGCGGATGTCGGCGGCGCCTTCGGTCATGGCGACCGGGTTGCCGGTGATGCGGGCGACTTCTTCCGGCGTCATGTATTGCTGGGCGAGCTGCATGATCTGGGCGACGACCAGCTTCATGTCGAGGAGCCACGAATCGACTAGCTCCTGCATGTGGAGCATGGAGATGTTGGGGTTGACCGTGTCGGTCATGCGGCCGAAGTAGCGGTCCACATCGGCGCGGGTGGCCATCTCGACCTCAATGCTGCCCTGGCCGAATGGCGGCGGGGCCATCCAAGAGATTTCACCTGGGCGGCGCTCGGGGATTTGCACACCGGGGCCGAGGACAAGGTCAAATTTTCCGCGCGCGGCCGGGGTTTTGAGCGGAGGAATGATACTGAGACTGGTGGCATCAACCCGCGCATCGCGCTGGATCTTGCACTCTTCCTGCGCGGTCTGGGTGATCTCGGGGATGCCGCGCGCCTCGAGCAGCGGGCGCGTGTTGCGCTCGCGGGGCAATTCAACGAAGGGATACAGGCCGTGGTCATACGGCATCAGCTCATGGATGGCCGGCTTGTCGGTGATGTTGTAGCTAAGGACGGTGCGGGTGACCTTGGTGGCGTTGGTGCGCGGGTCGTGCTCCTTTTTGTAGACGTGCCAGACCTCGATGAGGTCGCGGAGCTGCTCAAAGAGGAAGTTGTCGGAGCGGTGGATGTTGAGGTGGATGCGCTTCAGCTCACCCTTGTGCTTCACGGCGCGCTCAACCCATTCGCTGTCCCAGCCTTCCAGCGTGGCGCGCTCACGCAGTTCAAATTCGCT